GTAACCCCATCCCAAACATATTCGCCATTTGATGTGGTTGTACCAGCACCAGAGATTAAGATCCTAAAAATCGTGCCACCACCAACCTTGCGGGTGTTCTGCACTCCTAGTCCTATGGATAATCTTGGCATAAAATCACAATGCAATCAATCGCCAAGGACTTGAACCTTTGGCGATGTGATTACTTGAATCATTAACCAGCTATGTAGCCGATCACCTTGCCAGTTCCAGCCGTGTAGCTGTCGAACTCGCCATAGATGATGTTGCCAGAGCCAATCGTTACGCCTGTCAGAGTACCATCATATTTACCGCTAATCGCGCTAAACGTGGTATCTGCAAGCATCTGGATCGCCCAATAGCCAGCAGGAGCTGTTCCAGTTGTCCCTACGGAGAATCCGTATTGAGCCTGGAATTTATCTAATGCGCGAGACATTAGCTATGTAGCGCGATGCGGTAGCTCGTGCCGTTAAGAGTCACGTTCAAGGACGCAGGGGCTGTTGCAACTGTGTTAACAGTGCCACCGCTGGAGCTTGCCGTAAACTCAATTACGTTCTCGAAGGGCGTGCTGATAATTCTGACAGTCTTATTCTTAGCCTTGATCGGGCTGCGAAATAACTCATTTGACATATTATTTTCTCCTTAAAGCAACACGTTTGATACTATCTGGCGTGTAATTGCTTTTGAATCTACTGCCAAGCTTTTGTTCCTGGCGATAGTACCCCTTCATTAAGTTTGTTTGATTGACTCCCAGCGGGTTGTCGAGGGGTTCGCCAACCCCCACTAGGCTCAATCTTTGAGGGACGGTGAATCGTTTAAGGTAACGAGGGACAGAATCCCTTTCGGCCACAGCCTTTTCCAGTTCGACAACTTTCCCATTTCTGGTGTCCTCGTACTGGTAAACAGGCATTAGCTATAGTTTTCCTTATCCGACTCCTCGGCCATCTTCATCATACGGTCTTCTTCGGACTCTTCGGGTACAGCGGATTCTTCTTCAGATGCTTCAGCCATAGCGTTGTTTACACGCACCATAGCCACACCACCTTCGATTTTCTCCACTACACCTTCCAGTTCCACCATGTCTCCAGCTTCTGGTGTGGCGTTTTCTTCGCCTTCACCTAGCTCGAACATAGAGATCGGCAATTTGACCAATCCTTCTTTCATAGCTGGTTTCTCCTTGGTGGAAGAGGCTGGGGAGGTTTTACCCTCCCCAGCTTTCCGAGGACCCATACCAATGACTAGCATGGTTCCCATTTAATTATTAGCTGTAGTTGGACTTCGCAACGATGACTCGGAAGAACCGAGGATCGAGTTGCTTGGCCGCGTAGAACGTCTTGAAGGACGCGATAACGCGCTGTCCATAAGGATCGCTCTTATCAGCAGCATCAAGGATCGTGACCTTCGGAGCGAAGGGCGAGCCAGAGGCGGCCAATGAGGACAAGCTAGGAACACCAAACGCGCCACCACCGAGGAGGACGTTGGCGTAACCAGCAGCACTCGCGCTGGCAACGTTAGCGATACCAGCAGCAGCGGTTGCAAAGGTCTGGACGTTGGTCGAGGAAATCACCGACACCCCGAACAATTTACCAGTTTCGCCTTTGAAGATTTGGTCAGCTGCCGAGTAGCTCGACACCTTCAACCAATCATCGTCCTGCTGCAAGTCACGGATAACGGCAGGATGCGCGACAAGCGCGTAGCCGTCCTTGATCTTGGGAGCGCGGTTGATGAACAACGAAGTCGCACCATCGAGCAAGTCGGTGGCGGTCATTGCGCTGTTAGCAACTGACGAGGTAGCCCAGGTCGTGCCGTTAGTGCCATTCTGAGCATAACGGGCATACGATTTGGTGGCTACGTTAGTGCCAGTGCTGGTCGAGGAATCCTGCACCAACGCGCGGTGACAGAGGGTGTCAGCGTGGAGGGCGGCATCTTCGCCAAGTTGTTTCGTTGCCTGCGCCAAGTGCGAGAACAATTCGGTTGCGAGAACAACATCCGTTAGGATGATCTTGCTTCCGTACTGTAAAAGCGTGGCTTCCACTGAGGACAACGTGAGATCACGCTCGTCACCAGAGGAAGGAGTCGTTCCTTCAGACAATTCAGAGATCGCAGTGATGCTGGGATCGCCGAAGCGGAAGAACCGAATCGTTTTGTTTCCACCCGTTTTGGTCGGGTAGGGGGCTTTCATTGCGAATTGCTCCATTTGGAGCAATGGAATTGCACGTTCCAATAACGCCTTCGAGAAGTACGTCTGGAACTGTGCGCTGACTGAACCAGTAGTTACCATATAATTAAGTATCCTTGTTTGTTATGACTACTCAACCTCTGTCAACTTCGCTTGCCATTTTCATCAATTCACGTTCTTGCTCATCGAGCGTTAGTTCGTGAAAAGCTTTAGTCTTGGCAGGACCTTTGGGTTGTCCAGACGCTGGAGTAGTCGCTTTTCTGAGTTGAGAAAGTTCTTTCTCATACTCTGCAACCTTTTTCGACAAATCGGAGGCGGACTCCGCTTGGAGCTTTACCTTGGCAATTCCAACCGCATCCTTGATCCCCGCTGGGTAATTACGCAGGATTGCGTGGTTTTGCAACATTTCCGATACGGCTTTATACAATGTGCTGGTTGAATCTTTAAGTTCTGGATTTGCTTCTACTTCATCAAGCAAATTTTTATCCCAGGCAGACTTTAGTTCCGCTTGAGTCTTTTGCTCGACCTCTTTCCTTTCCTCAACTTCAATGTCACCAGCTTTTTGTTCGGCAAGTTTTGCAAGATCGTCACGGCCTTCATCACGGTAGCTCTTTGCTGCTTCCCTGTAATCTTCCGCGCTAAACTTGCGACTGCCCGACTTTGTCTCGCCTTGAGGAGTTTCTGGAGTCTTCCTTGCCCTTTCAGCCTCGATCTGTTCGCGTTCTGCTTTGATTCTGGCTTTCTCTGCTCGGACATCTTCCCACTCCTTCTCAAGTCGTGACTTAGCCTTCTCGTAACGGGTAGGCTTCTTTTCGGAAGCCGACTCCGACTTGTCTTCTGAAGATTGCGTTGTTAAAGAACTTTTGGCTTCCTCGGATTTCTCCTTGGTAGACGAAGCCTCATCCGAGGCTTCTAGTTTTGTTTTTTCGGCTTTTTCAGCAGGCGCGGGTGTCTGCTCGTTATCTCCGCTGGCCTTTTCTGTAGCTTCTGTTTCTACTTTGGCTTTTTCGTCTTCCTTGGGAGTAGGACTAAAGTCCCGTCCTTCGTCAGCCGCTTGCGCCATCGCCAATACATCCGCTTCAGTTAGGTTGTTTGAATCCGCCATTTTGACCCTTTCTTTACACTTTTCGGTAGGGAGTCATTCTACCTAAAGGTTAGTCGGCTACTGGTTCATCCGATCCATCCCCATAGCCTGGAATGGCGGAGTTGAGTTTTTGGGATGCGAGCGATTCTAAGGTCGCTACACAACCACGGAAACCTTTAGCATAACCACAAGCGTCTGCAAGTGCCTCTGATTTCTTCATTACCGCAGAGCCATTCTGACGCAGGGTTAGGTTAAGCAAAATTAGACTTAGCTTTTGTCCAGTTGGGGTTGACAAGAATCCTGTCCACGCCTTCTCATCCTCATCCTGCCATTGCGGTTCGTTGACCCATTCTTGATCTCTGATGAACGCCAATGCTGCTTTTAGTTTTCTCATTTAATAACGTCCTCTGTGTTGGTTGTAAATAGAACATTGTAAACGTCTTGAGAGTTAAATCGCTCTCCGTTGTTAAGCTTTGTTGGTTTTGGCAACCCAAGCACCCAGCACTCGTAGCCAAGGTCGCTCATAATATTGCGCATCTCTTCTTGATTTGTGCCCATTTGGCTCAATCCAAAATCATTTATTTCAGCAATAACAACGGGCTTGCATCTCTGAAGTAGTTGTTTCATTCCAGATATAACAGAAACTTCCGCGCCTTCTGTGTCTATCTTAATCAATCTTACGCTTGCGTCCTTTATGTAGTCATCCAAGGCAACGCAATACGCTGGCCTAATTTCTGGTGATTTTCTGCTCTTTTCATTAAACTCGTGTTTTCCGCAATCCCACAATGAGTGTCCTCCGTCATTATCCGTATTGTTGTAAAATTCCGTAGGACCAGACTTGTCGGCAACAGCCCAATTGTGGGGCAGTATATTCTTAATTTCATTCATATTCATGTGGGCTAACAAATGTGCGTAATTTGTTGGATTTAACTCGAATGAAAGAACCTTGCCGCTATCACCAACTATCCTTGAAGCTACCAAGCTGAAGAATCCGATATGTGTTCCTACGTCTATAAATGTATCGCCTGCTTTTAGTATATGCTCAAACGCCAAGAATGTTTCTGGCTCATAAATTGAATTATTCTGAAAGTGATTAAGGATGTGCTTTTGGCTAAACTGAGATTCATCCAAAACCATTTTGAGTGGTTTTTTTGTATCTGCTTTTAGCAGACTAAACTCTACTTGAGTTATCAACCCGCCATCGGTGCTGGTGCTTGGCCTTGCATTGCTTCTGGAGGCAATTGTTGCCCCTGCTGTTGCATCTGAGCCTTACCTGCATCACGAAGCTGTTTCTGGATAGCACGGGATGTGTTGGGGTCGATCTGTTCCAACGCCTGCAAGTGCTGTTGTAAATGCGCCATTAGAACTTGCATTGCGCTCTGATCGACCGCTTGTTGTCGCTGTTGAGCCGCTTGGTTAAACGCGAAGAGAACGGATATATGCGCTTTGTGATCATCGCTAGGCTTGATTGCGACGGGGAATCCAGTTGCAAGCATAGTCGCGATTTCAGTCGCTTGATCTTCAGCTTGATCGCCAGAGGCTGCGTTTGGATCTTGGAAGAGTCTGCGGACCAGCGAGGGATCGTCTTGTTCAAGCACTGACTTTACCAATTCGCCTTGGTTGACGAAAGGATTATTTTGGAACATGGCCATACGGCTGACTGCCTTCTGCAACGCAAACTGGCGGTTAATAAAGTCAAGTCCACCCTTCGGCTCAATCGAATATTCATCGTGGATACCTTCGGGCGGCATCGAACCAGTTTCTTCCGCATAGCGATACATCAAGTCTTTCTTGTTGTACTGCGTGTAAAGCGACCAGCACTGTTTGAAGAGATGGGCTAGACCCATTCGGAACATACGATTGCGTAAATCGCCAGACGCTGCTGCCTGCGACTGCAACGCTTGAATCTCGGTAGCAGTCTTGCGATCCGACACCTGGAACTGCGACCCAGCACCGAAGTCTGGGTTGCCCATCCGCTGTTCGGAAAGCAGACGCTCTTCGAGCATCAGTTTCTGGAAGTCAAATGGAGGCTGGCTAAACTGAACAGGTTTCAAGCCTTGTGGCAGAATCTGCCCAGGCTGCATCTTCAAGTTCGATGTGTTTAGCGAGATCGGATTCTGTGCTTCGAAAACTGGGCGGTTGGCAAGCTCCACATAGTCAGAGAGACTATTTTTTAATTTATTGAGGAGGTTCTCATTCGGGAGGAGGATCTCGGCCACACCTCGTGGACTGTACCAACCGCCACCAGTAACTTCATAAGGGAAATCTACGAAAGGTGGTTCTCCGTGACGATAGGGTAATGTGAAAGGTTTGCGTACATCTTCGGTTAAAACAAGCGGACTATAAGTTTCAACCTTCCATCCGTCTTCGGACGGGGTGTACATCTCCCAAAGGACAATACGGTCGTTCTCAGCTTCTTGAGTAATTCCCTCACGCCTGTAAATCTCGTCTTGAATCTCACTTCGTAAGCCCACTGATTTGGAGGCTTTACCCGAAATTGTTTTGATAAAGTCCTCATCCTGCTTGTACAAGGGATTTGCCTTATAGGAATCGACACTCGTTGAGATGATGTGAACGATGAAATCTGCATCTTTGAACTCCTTGGTATAGGAAGGAACAATAATATGGAAGGGATCAATAGCCTCGAAGTCAATGCGCTTCTTGTCCTCGTTCCAGACTACCTTTGACACGCCACGTCCGTAGAGAAGCAAGTTGTCAATTACGGAAACAATCTCTTTCTGGAAATTGGTACGCTCACGCATCTGGTAATCAAACCAACGCTCGGCTGAGACTGTCAGCGGAGCTAACTGCTGGCGCATCGGGACGAAGCTGGAAAGGATGTCGTTGCCAATCGCGCTGTTGACGAAGCTGGGTTTAAGCTTCTCAATCGCTGTGTCGATCAACTGAACGTGCAGGTCGGCGGCTGTAGGCCAAGGCTTGACCTTACGGCGTACACCAAAATAGCGGGCTTGATAGAACAACCGCTGGCGGTTCTCCCAGGTCTCGCGCTGGTTAAGAGCCTCGATGATTCTTGTGTAATAATCTGTTCTTGCGGTATCTTTGGCGTTCATTTGTTGCGCTCCACTTTAAGTTCGTATGAAAGATCGTTGACCGCATTCAAGGCTTTCCTCGCCCATTCCTTAACGGCTGGTGTGCTTTTGCGAACCTCGCTGTAATTTTTATCTTTCATCAACTCTTCAACTATCCCTGTTGTGTGTGTTACTGGTGTCGTTGTTGCGCAACCACCAAGACTCACTACGCAGATCACGCTCAATAGCCTCGCGATTCTTGCGCCAATCGGTTTCGAGGTTTTGTGTCCGCTTCTCTTTCCAACCTGGAATGATGCGAAACACGGCTGCGATGATCTCAAGGATTGCACGCAGCACAAAAGATTATTTAATATTCAGTCCGACTGTCTTTAGGAAGTTTACGATCTTTTCCAAGAACGTATCGTCCGCTGGGGTCGGTGTGAGTTTAACAATGATGCGAGCAGCGAGAACGATGCCACCAACAGCGGCTACGATCTCTTGCCAGTTTGAAGTAATCCAATTCCAGATATTCATAGTGTTTATCCTCCTGGGTCAAATCCAGCCATGACGGGATCGTGGGATACCATCATTTCTTGAAGTGACTTCCAAGTTGGACGCTCTATCTGAAATGTCAAGTCAAGACCGACATTTGAGCTACTGAGGCACAAGGCCAGCGCGTCAGCCCTATCTGGTGAGGCTATGCCTCTGGCACGCATTGAGTCCTTAGACTCCACGCCAAGCTTACCCTTGCTGTTGGTGATTGTACGCCTGCAAGTCAACTGCGCTGTCAAGTCCTCATCCTCTGGCAATATGATCTCAGCATCCTCAATCTTCTTTGCCATCCCATACCACATCTCAGCAGACCGATTGGTGTAGGCGTTGTTGTCGTATGCCGTAGCCCCAAAGTTCACCCTATTGACTACCCAGCCAGATTCAGCCAAGGCATCGCACATAACCATCCCCATGCCGCTTGCGTCAGCGTAGATGTTGTTGGCTTCCAGCCCAGCCTTCTTAAACTCGACTATAAACCTGCCTACGGCTGCCATCGTGTCTTTCTCACGCCAAGCAATCATAGGCAGAATCTTGTTGCCATCGCTTATGCAGATCACGTTCTGATCGCCACCCGCTGCAAAGTCCACGCCTGCTATGCGTACACCTGGTCTGAATCGGGGTGGTGTGTTGTAGCAGTTCTGTAGCTGGGTAAGGCTGATAACTAGGCTTTCCAGCCCTATGTCAACAAACTCGCCGTAGATCATGGATCGGGTCAACGGGTGCTTCTCGCCGTATCGTTGGACTACCTCATCAATCTGGGTCTGTGTGATGTGTGGGCAGTCAAACGCTGTGACTGCGTGCTTAGACCACATATTGGCTTCCTTGGTAAACGCTCGATAGAACGCACCGCTAGTCCCGCCTGGGCTGGATGCGATTAGCAAGCGGGTTGGTTGACATCGGCTGATAGCCTCGAACAGCGGGTCGGCTACGGTCTTGGCTTCGTCTACCACCATCAGCAATGGATGGTATTCGTGGTCCTCTGCGTGCCAGCCTTCAGCACGCCCAGGATCAGTCGCTGAGTAGCCTATAATGCGTGATGTGTTGCCGTTGGGGTGGAGGTAGCGGATCTCGCCAGATGTTACCTCCCAAGCACCACCAAGCTTGGCAATGTGATTGCGCAGGCTAGGCCAGAGTTGGCTTTCGACTTGGCGGAAAACGCCTGCCGTGGTTACAGCGATTGATCGCGGGTAAACGAGCGCGTGCCATATCAAAATAGCCGAAATGACGGTGCTGGTCTTGCCAGAGCCGTTGGCTGCACGCAGGGCTACGCGACAGTCTCTAGGCTCTAAATCGCGTAATACCTTCCTTTGCCAGTCATAAAGATTGATGCCAAGGACGTTAGAGGCGAAAGCAGAGGGTTTAGAGAGGTCTTCTAGTATCTCTTCTTGACTACGCTTGGGAGGTTTTGGCATTGGTGATGTTTAAGACCTCTTTTTGTTTTGAGCCAGAATAATTTGGGGGGGTTTATGTGTATTAAATGGCGGTTGGGGGATCGGCGGGTGGCGTGGTGGTGGGTGG